TGCCGAGCCTGTTTTGCGCCGCATGACGGCGCAAAACGTCCTAGCGCCAGAAAAAATCGGGAGATCCGGCAACGATAATGACGTGTTGGGATAGCCTGATATATAGGCTGTGTTGGCAGAGTAGATAATCCTCGAGTCGTAGACATTGCAATTCCCCGCCAAATCTATCCACGTCGTCGCATTGGGGTCGTGCACGCCGCCGCCAGCGTTCCACTCGCCATCCCACATGGCGACCAATCCATCGGTTACGTATGGGTTCCTCCACCTGCGCCGCGCCGCCACCGCGAACGACTCTCTCGCCGCGATCAGCATCACGACCCCCTCGTTATTGCCGTCGCAACCGCGCCGAGCGTGATGCGCTGGATTGAAATGACGGGCAGGTTGTTTGACACTAGCGCCGTCTCGGTGAAGTAGAATCGCGCCCGCTTGCCGCCGTCAACGCTCGTCATCTCCGCGAGGTCGTCGCCGTCGGGATGCACGAGTGTGAACGTTGTGCCAAGGCCGTAGAACTCCATGCCGAGCTCGGACGTGTTGCCGCTGTTGTCGATGTCCAAAATCGCGTCCGCAATCTTGCCCGTGCCGGGCGTGTCCACGAAGCCGAACGTGGCGGATGTCTCGCCCGATGTCGCCGTGTGACGTTGGACGCCGCGCGAGGAAATGGCATACACGCCGACAAGCATTTCCTCGGCTTCGCCCTCGTTGATGTACGGCAGATTCTTGACGCGCGCGACCGTGTTGGCGTCCGTGTCGCCCGTGCCTGCGAACTTGTACGACTCCGTGCCGCCGCTGTCGGTCGCGGTTACGGTGCGCGTGTCGCCCGTCGTGGAGAGTTTGCCCGCCACGGTCTGCGCGAGCGCGGTGAGGTCGCTCGCCGCCGCGCGCGTGGCAAGCGCCGTGCCCGTGTCGTGCGCGTCGGCATACGCGCCCTGTGCCGCGCTAGTCGAAGGCGCGACTGCGGCGGGAAGCGGCTGATGCTGCGTGAGCACCGTCGCGCTCATGCCCTGCTTGAGCGTGATGGTCGCGGTGTCGTTCGCCGTGGTCACGCTCATCTCGCTCTTGTCCGCCTTGCCCGTGAGCTGATCAACAACCCAATCATAGAGCGCAGTGAAGCCCGTGGGCAATGCCGTCAACGCGCCCCAAATGGCAGACCAGATGCCGGACGACTTTACCGCGTTCGAGGATGCGCGCGTGACCGTATCGTCAACGATGCCGCCGCCGCCACCGCCGATGGCGATCCACTGCTCGCCGTCGTAGATGAGCAGGTACCCGCTCGATATGTACGCGTCGCCCTTGTGCGGCGGCGTGGGCGCAGATTCGAAGAGCTTGACGTACCAGCTCTGCCCGTCCACGTCGATGGTTGCGTCGCGCGTGTACACCGCAAGGTCTGCAACGCCGAGAACATAGCCCGTGACCGCCGCGCCCGTCTCGTCCACGCCGTCCGCGAGTATCTGCAATCCGTTCTCCGCGCGTCCGCTCGTGTCCGTGCCCTGCAATGTCGCAGCCCATACGCCGTCGCCCGTCTGCGTGGCGGTCGCGTTCTCGATGCTTCCGTCCGGCCATGCCGCCGCGAGACGCACGGCGGTTATCTTCCACGCCCCCATCGCGGGCGGAATGCCGCGCACGAACGCCGTGGAGGGTGAGCCGATGAACGTCGCGGCCTCGTAGAGCTTCACCTCCGGGTGCGCCGCGTTGATGCATATGTCGAAAGTCCGTATCATGTCATGCCTCCTAGTTCAGCACCGACGAAAGCCCGTCGGGCTCAAGGTATTCTATATACATCGTCGCCCACTCAAGCGGGAAGTGCGCGATGTCGTTCTCCTCGCGGCGTATGCGGTTCACAATCGCGCCCGCGTGGGCGTTGCGGGCGACGGTCATCACGAGGTCGCGCAGGGACTCCACGATGGCGTTGCCTCCGTTGAGGGTGAGTCCGTTCGCCGTCGCGGTGCGCTCGGTGACCACGTTCTCGATGACCTTCTCGCCGCCCTCGCCCTTGACAAGCCCGCCGATGACCACGCGCACGGAGAAGAGATCGTCTTCCTTCGTCGCCTCGTTCTCCTCGCGCGGCGTTATCCAGCAGAAGGGCGCGTCCCTCTCGCCGGGAACTGCGGCGGCGTATGCCCCGACGTGAACCGCAAGCCCCCTCCCAAACGACTCCACGCAGAAGTCGCGCACGGTCTCGCTCTCCGCGATTGCCGTCGCAAGGTTGTTTAGAATCTGTCTGTGCGCAGTCATTTCGTCGATTCCTTTTTCTGCCTCGCCGCCAGCCGCTCCACGCTCCGCAGAAGCTCCAGCGCCGCTGCCTCCTTCTCGCCCGCCTCAAGGCTCTTCGCCATCATCGGCAGGCACCAGCTCGCCAAGGTCTTAGCCCGCGTGGGCACCGCGATCTTCTCCGGGCTTGCCGCCAACATGCGGATAAGGCCGAACAGCAGCGCGGAGATATCCGCCAGCGCGAGAGGGAGCCACACTCCCATCGTGCGCGCGCCCTCGTCCAGCATCGCCGCCGTCGTGGTCTCGCCGCTCTCGCTTCGGCCTACAAGAGCAGCCCGATAAAATCCGACAGCGGACTTCCTTCGGGCACCCCCGCAAGCTCCTTCGCCAAAAGCTGGAGCTGTGGAACGGAGAGCGCCGCCGCGTCAACGGGCTTGCCGTCCGAGGTGGTGCAATGCTCCGCGACAATGCGCGTGTACGCCTCGTCGAGGCACTCCGTGCCCTGCGCGAAGAGCGCGCGGGACGTGCGGAGTTCGCCCACGGTGAGGCGCTTCACGGTCACCGTCTCGTCGCCGAGCCTGACTGTCGCAACGTCGCAGAACATCGCACACCTCGCGCGGGTCATGCGCCGACCGAGCCGTCGGGCCTGAACGTCACGTCGTAGGTCGCCTTGCGGTCTCCGCTCGCGTCGATTGCGGGCGGCGCGACCTTCGTCACGATGGCCTTCGCATAGCTCACAGTGGCGGTCGCGTCGGCGACTCCGTTCTCCAGCGTCACCGCAATTGTGAGCGCGGCGGCGGTGGTGTCAACGGTGATGTCGCCTGTGCCCTTCTGGTAGAGGGTGACGGTGAACTCGTCGGTCTCCTTCAGCGCGCCCGTTATGAACTGCTTCACGCTGTCCGAGAGCGCCGTGACCTCGACCGCCTCCTTCGTCTCCGCCTTCATCGCGGGGCCGCCCGCCATGTCGAACATCACCGCGCCGAACGTGAGCGTCGCGGACTTCACCGCGTAGCGGGCGCGTCCTGTTTCTCCAGCCATGGCTGATTCTCCTTATGAGCTGCGGCACGGAAGCGGGGCGCTTGTGGCCGTCCGCCCCCGTGCCGTCGTGGTTGTGGATGATTGTTAGGCCGAGATGATCTGGTAGAATCCCGGAGCGCCGTTGGAGCTCTGCTTGGAGAGGGCGCAGCCAAAGAGGCAGTCCACGCTCCAGTTGCAGGTGCCCTGGTCGGCGTCGACGACCACGCGGGTGCCGAGGGCGAAGCCCGTGGGATCGTCCGTGATGGTGCCGAACTCGATCAGGTTGCCGCCCTCGCGGACGGGCTCGACGATGCGGTCGGCCACGGCGATGGCGCCCTCGGGCACGATGGCGCCGTAGGCGTTGTTCGCGGACGCGGTGGACGCGGCGCTCAGGTTGGGCGAGGGCACGACGGCCTTGAAGCCGAGGAAGCGCCCAACCATGCCCGAGCGGATGGCCTCGTCGCTGCCGATCACGTTGACGGGGAGGACGGCGAGGAGGTCCGCGTACGCTGTAGGCGTGAGCAGAAGCACGCACTGCGCCGGATCGAGGTCCTTGCTAACGGCTCCCGCCCAGAGCGCGGTGAAGTCCTTGAGCGTGGCGTGGGTGGCCTGCGTGATCTGCGCGGTGGCCGCGGAGTAGGTCAGGAGACCCATGACCTGCTGTACGGCGTACTTGCCGATGGCCTCGCCGGCCTTGGGGCCGAGTTCAGCCCAGCAGGGCGCCAGCTCGTTCGTGATCGCGTCCTTGTCGCCGATGCTCCAGGTGGACTTGCGGTGCTTGTTGAGGGTCACGGTCGCGGGCTTGATCGTGTTGGTGCTGTGCGTGTAGCCGGCGTTCGCGCCGAAGTCCTCCGAAGAGGCCGCGAGGACGTTGACGGCGACCGCGCTGTACTGCTCGGCGTTCTGGGCCTTGAAGTTGGTCGAGAACAGCTTGATGAACTCGAGGAAGGGGCGGGCGGCCAGGATGCACTTGTCGGCACCGGCCACGAGACCCTGGGATGTAACGGATGTTGCCATTGGAGTTTTTCCTTTCTGGTGAGTTACTTGATCTTCCCCGCCTTCTTGGCGGCGCGAAGGGCTTCGCGCTCCTCGGCAGTCTTCGCCGCCTTCATCTTGGCGGCGTAGGAGTTGTCGACGGAGGGAGGTGTTAGTACCCCGGCGGTCAGCATGTCGCGGGTGGATTCGAGATGCGCGGCCTTGTCCTCTGCGGCCTTGAGACTGTCGCGCGTCTGCGCGAGGTCTTTCTTGCTTTCGAGGAGGGCATCATCGCTCTCTTTGAGCTTCACCGCAAGCTCGCTCGCGTGGTCTTTGGCCGCCGCGAGGTCTTTCGCGCTATGCTCAAGCTGACTCTTCAAATTGTCGTTTTCCGTCTCCAGGGCGTCGATCTTGCCCTTGAGGTTTTTGATCTCCACGTCCTTCGCCGCCAGCGCGTCAGAATGCGCGCTCTGCGCCGCCGAGAACTTCTGCGAAAGTCCCTTGAATCGGGCCTCCCAGTTGTCGGCGGGCTTTTCGTCCTTCGGCTCTGCGGGTTTTTCCGCGTGGAAATCCAGAAACGCGCGCGCGGCCTCCGGCGCGGCGTCGAACGAGCGGCGGGTGAATGCCGCCGCCGCCTTGAACTCGCCCGCGTAGTCGCTGACTGCGAAGCCGAACGCCCGCGCCTCGTCGCGCGTCATCCACGTCTCCGCGTCCATTGCGGCCTTGATTTCGTCGGCGGTCTTGCTCGACTTCGACTGGTAGAATCCGAGAATGGCGTCGCGCATCTTGTCCAGCGTCTCCGCGTCCTTGCGCAGATCGTCCGCCGTGCCCATCGTGACCGTGAAGGGATTATGAACCATGAGGAACGTGCCTTCGCCCATGCGCAGCTCGTCGCCCGCGCAAGCGACGACAGACGCCATGCTCGCGGCGATGCCGAGAACGTTGCAAATCACCTTGCCTTTGTCATAGGCTCTGATCGCGTTCGCAATCGCAAGCCCAGCGGAAACGTCGCCGCCGTTGGAATTGATGTTGATCTCCACGTCGCCGTCCTGCTTCGCAAGCCAGCCGATGACCATTGCGGGCTTGACATCCGAATCGGCCCAGCTCTCGCCGTCGTTGGCGACAATATCACCTAGTAGGTTGAATGCCATTTTTGGCCTCCTGTTGTGTTTGCGTCTGCGGCGCGACAATGCCGCCGCTGACCGTCTGCATGCGCGGGTCGGGAATCCCGTTGTCCCGCGTGAACTTCACTTCCTCCGCCGCCTCCAGCAGCTTGCGCTTCCAGTCCGGGCCGAGAATCTCGTGATAGTTGCGCGTGAGGTTCTTCAGCCCCTGCGCGATTGCGTTCTGCTCGTCGATGGGGTTGAGCGCGCGCTCGGCGGGATGCTGCCACTTGACGCATGTGCGCCGCCAGTCTTCGGGAAGGGCGGAGTCCTGCGGAATCTCGCCGCGATACTGCGCGCGCCGTGACCAGTTCGCAAGCGCCCAGTCGAGGAAGTTGCGCTCCAACCGCTGGAACTCCACGCGGAACTGCGTCTGCGCGAGTATCATCTCCGCCATTGCGGCGGAGTAGCTCGAGTCCGCCTTGCCCGTGGCGAACAAGCCCGTGAGGCCAGCCGCGAACGCCGCGCCGGAATGCAGCCAGCGCGAGAACTCCACGAGGTTGTCGTTGGGATGTTTCGTGTCGAAAAGCTCCGCCTTCACGCCGGGCGGCATAAGATCCCAAATCAATCCCGCCTTGCCCGTGAGGTCGTCCAGGTCGAGCCTCTGCTGCTCGATCATCTCGCCAACGGGCGAATCCTGCGACTCGGAAACGGGGAGAGGCGCGGTCGCGTCGGGGTCAAGCTCGCCCGCGAGTTCGCCTTCGCCCGTCTCCGCCTCGCCCTGCAAAACCTGCCCGATGACCTGCGCGTTGCGCTTGCTCGCCTGCACCTCGTAGCCCTGCAAGTCCGCGCCGTCCGCAATCGTGGCAAGCCCGCTCCACAGCGGCGACGCGCCGCGCATCTGGTTGGGGCGCGTAAAATTGCGGAGCATGGCGAACTGGCAGTCGGCCCATCTGAGCCCGGCGGGCTTGATGAGCGTCCACGCGGCGCGGGATCCGTCCTCGTTGAAGAGCCGATACTCGGACTGCCCGCGCTGGCTCCACGAGCAGATGCACCCGACGGTCTTGCCGTTGCGGTCTTTGATTACGCCCTGGTGCTGTGTGCAGCCGGGGAACGCGGCGGCGAACTCCGCCTCGCCGATGTTGCCGATGGTGTCGGCCTCGAACATCATGATCTGCCCGGTGTCCCCGCGCGTCACGCGCCAATCGAACACCACGCACATGTCGCCGCCGATGTAGTACGCGCGAAGCACCCAGCGGAGAAGCTCCTGAAGCGGAGCATCGTCGAAGTACTCCGCCTCCTGGCACCAGTTCGCAAACGCGCGGTGGACGCTCTGCGCGGCGCTCTCGTACCCCTCCGGGAAGGTGAAGATCGCCTTGCCGCCCTCAACGCCGATCACGTTGTTCGCGAGCTGGTTGAGAATGCCCTCCATGTGTTCGCTGTTGCGCGCGGTGTTGCGCGCGAGCGAGATTAGGCGGTTGCGCTCGGACGCGGTGAGCGCGGAGAGTTCGTCGCCCGTCTCCGCCATAGTCCAGCGGCGGTTCGCCTGGTCTGGCCCCCACACCGTCTTGTACCCGCCGCGCGCGAAGAAGCCGCCGCGACGGAGCGCGCCCACGAGACGATTGACCGCAAGGCGGCGAACGTCGCGCGGAAGCTGCGCGAACGGCGTGGAGGGCGAAGGCTTGCTGGTTGCTCTGCGCGCCATCACCACACGCCTCCGTTGCGCATTGTCATGACGTGGCGGATGCCTGTGTCGTTGGGCCACGCCGAGA